GGGCTAGAAATTACGGCTAAATATATTACGCCGTAATGTGTAAATCGACACCCTTTTATAACCTCGTGTCCCACGAACTTGGTACATATCAGATGGACGCTCGGAAGCGCCACCACTGACATATACACTGTACGTCGGATACAAGTAATCTCCTGACAGCTGCTTCAGATATTGAACCGGCTTCAGTAGATACGTATCAAAGGTTGATCCTTCGTATCCTTTTCTTATTTGAGCCCGTGATAGACGCGGTAGAAAGTCACCAATAAGATGACCGTCACCGTATCCGTCAGGGCCGTATAAAATATTAGGCTTGTGAATAAATGACAAAACCGTCCGCGCGAGTTGAAACTCGCACCTACGGATGAACCAATTATGCATCACGAAAAGATCACGATCCGCTATTACGTGTCTAACGTAAAACGGACGTATGTCGAGACCCGATAAATAATCAGACCCACACGATTCTCTAAAAGGCCCTTCTGAAAAAGACTTCGCCATATTAACGGAGAAGCCACAATCCAGTAGAACACGACTGAGTGAATCGTATGCTTCACGGGGAACGATTATATCGTCACCGTAAACACTGATATCAGTACCATCGATGTCCAATTGTTTACATACTGCCCACGCGAGCGCATAAAATATTAAGCTCTCGAGCTCAAATGTGAAAGCGTTCCCCATAGAGGAGAATTTTTCCAACAGATAAACTGTGCCGTCGTGCTCGATAGACTCAGAACGAGCCATATCAAGAAGCGTGGCCCAGGGAGTAGGCAACAAGGACCAGACTACCTCGCGAGAAATAGTGTCAGAAGCGGAAGAGAGATCCAAGGTGGCAATTGAGCCATCCAAGGATCCTCTATACGCTAGATCGGCATTTCGCGATTGGTCCGTAAGATCAATTCCAGCAGAGTATAAACGCCCTTTCATGTAAGTGCCAATGCCTTTCTGTAAAACAGAATTTAACAGTGGCTCAATCACGATTGTGCGTTCTTCTTTGCTAGTCTTGGGGACGAATGCTAACTTTCCATTGCGTAGAGCGACATCACATATGAAGGATTCATCATCTTCATATTTACTATGATGTAAGCTCCAACCAGGGACTGCAGTAAGCAGCTCTTGGACGCATGGAATAAGATTCGAACTACACTCTAGCTTTGCACTAAGCTTAACGCGAGCGTTAGCCTGTGTTGATTTAACACTGGTATTCGCTCCCGGACCGAAGCTTAACGGAAGGTCATCAATCGAAGGACATACTCCTAGGATTCGCGATATTTTTTGCGAAGCGAGGTACAATACCCCGTTCGTTTCCCAATCAAGGGAAATCGCTTGTCTAAATCGTATGTTCGTTTGACGACACGTTTCTTCAGTGGCCAGAAACTTTGAGAGAGCAACAGCTTTCCTATCAACGCCGAAATCTAAGAAATCTTGTTTCGAAACAAGAGCTTGTATTTGACGCGCATAAAGAAAGTCGTTGGAAGTATAGGGCTGGCTATAATCGAAATTATAGTCAGAAACAACCTTATACTCTTCCTCCTTAATATGCTCATAAAGCTGCATAGAAAGAGGACCTCCAAGTTCTGAACAAACACGGGAGATCTCCTGAATTATTTCTAGAGACCCATTCAGGGTGCGTTTTGTAATATAACTCATAATTCACCTACTTATAGTAAAACAAGCGTAACTAGTACGCAAGGAGGTTAACAAATAACTGGGGGTTGCAAATCCTCAGTTAGGGGTAACAAGCTGGCTAAACAGGAGAGGCGCGGGGGCTACAGAAGCCGTCCACGCTTGACCTGCTGCAGTGTTCGCAAGAGTTCCAGTAGCAGTAGTGCTAGTGGCCCCTTGTAGTACACCTACCAGTAACCGTAAAGAATTAACGCGATCTGCTATCGTTGAACGTTTGTTAGCAAACATGGTAAAAATACATGTTGTAACATACGCAACTTTAGCAGGCGCGACATATCCTGCGGATGTACCCGACGCACCCAGAGTCTCCATTGTAGGAGATTCCAGCTTAACGGTGATTTTATAATCACCTGATTTTGTTTTCTCAGTGCTCATCCACAAACGCAACTGCCCATCAATGGGGACGCCGGCAACACCGGCGCGCCACAAAGGGACAGGAGTATCTGTGATAGGGACAAGAGTAAACTCGACAGGTGTAGTCACCGTATCGTCTTTAACCAAAATATTGGTCATTGCGGACATAAAAGTCTCCAATTGGCTTTCGCCAAACAGTAACCATGAAATTCCATGGCAAGAACCGATTTCTCGGAAGGGGTGAAATTAAATTTAAAAGATCGACGACTAGTTAACCTAGCCGCTGGTGAGCTAAAGCAATGCCATTCCAAATATGGGATGGAGACATAGCTTCAGGAAGCGACTTGAATGACGGAGTAGCGGTCGAAAGACCGCTACTGCGCGTGCGGAAAACGCGGACATACGAAAATGTAGAACTACAACCCTTATAGTAGAGATAATTAATCACTGCTGATTTCGAGTTTATAGTTACCACATTCGTAGTACAAAATTCCCCACGAAGCTTCGGGATAACATTAAGATTTTCAAGGTAGGTGCCAATAGGAATAAACCAGTCCACTATAAAGCTGTATGGGATTAACTCCCATGCGATTGTTAGCGGGTCAGTCAAGCCTAGGGTCCTTGCCACCGAAATATCCTCCGACATTCTATAAATCGTCCGAGAGCTTGAAACGCAAGTTCCAAACCCCGAATAATTCGAGGGAGATGTAGAAGTGTTAATCTCAACAGAATGACGGCTTTGACCACTAAAAATCATTGTCCTCGGTCCACTAGACACTCTTTCAAGAGCCTTAGCGGATTCGTAGACATCATTGATCAAAGGGAGCCAGCCATACTGCAATTCCAGCCACCGTCCTGATACATCTTTTGGATGTAATCGAGAGACGTGTGATCGAGTACCAAGTCGTCGAGCGGCAGATTCAAACCTACCGTGTTTTAAGTCGACGAGAGTACCCACAACCGTGGACAGTGCTGTTTTCACTAAGGACACAGTCTCCTTGCCTTCCGCTGCAAAAACGCCAAGATTAAAATCGTGGCCTTTGATAGAGGTAACTAGGTTGGACTGCGCCTTAACAATAGCATTACTGTTCATGCTAGCACCACCGACGCTACCAATATCATGATAAAATGCATGATAGATAGAGTCCCTGTTGCCCGTATGAGTATAGAGTGTCTTGGTATAATTATTATACTTCGGCATTCGTTTACCAGCGGATATAGCGTATTTTCCGTCTTCTCCATTCCAACTACCACTTTGGAAGTTGGGCATAGAGCCAGACGAGAAACTACCGGTTGTCATCTTGACCGCGGACATCCGCGGCGCGATCCGAAGAGATAAACTCTTCGTTCGCATTGTAAGACCTGTACGGGACAACGTCCCGTGCAGCAGCTGGAGGCCTGAAAAGCGCCTTAGGATGCAGCCAATCATCCCCGGATGTCATGTCATACTTACTAGAGTAGTGATCATGAATAGTTAGTAAAATGGCTGTTAAGGTAGAGGCAACAATTGCCAATACTTTCAATAAGTCAAACTTTCGATTCATAAATCCTCCTAGTAGTG